CTGGCTGGTTTCTGGCCTCGTAATATATCGCCGCTGATAGGCATAAAATGGTTAGCATAGAAGTCCTTTCCCCCGTTCTTCTCTTTACGGGTGTTCACATTCTTTTTCTTATTAGGTATCACCTGCTTCCTAAACTTGGGGTCTCTTAATTCCCTCGCTACGGGGTTAATCTTATACACCTTGTCAGTGCGCCGGTAGAGAGTTTTCTTTGGTCCCTCATTTATCATACGATCTCTTCTCCCATTGTAAACACATGCCGACCCCCAGCTTTAAATGCTAGTACCTTATCCATCTTAAAGCACTTGTAACCATCGCTGGTCTTCAGTGTAACATAGCCGTGAGCCTTGAGAGCAGCAGCAGCAATCTTGCCACGCTCATTTCCCTTGAGGCCCTTGATGACGTTCATACGACCATTGTACACCCGCACCTCGTCATCCTTGGTCAAGAACTTTACAGTGATAAACTGGTTCTGATTTTCGCTGAGTACGTTAGTAACCATGTTTTCTGGTAGTGCCATTTGATCTCTCCTTGTTTTAAACTATGATTCTTTAGATAGGTTAATTCGGTGCTAGTGTCAAGTATTAATACAAACTTTCATAAGCTGATTGTTGCAGGAACTCATAGTTCTCATTGACCTCATCGTACTGGGCATCTGTAAGTTCAACACCATTGATCTCAGCATACTCAACGTAGGCATCAACAAAATCAGGAAAGTCAAACATCTGTACATCAGCCATGACTACGTTCTCTAGTTTTCTTGTATCTAATTGCATCTTGTCTCTCCTAAAAGTTTGGTTGTCCATCTTCATCGAACACAACATCATCCCGTATCCAGATAGGCTCTTTATCAATTTCCACTGCAGGGGTCTTGTGATCCAGTACTCCCAGCATACGCAGTTCTTGCTCTAGTTCTTCAGTCATGATTCTCTCCTTATTTTAATTGTACAGGACAAACAAAAGCCGTCCTATCTGACCTAGAGTATTCTTGGCGTTCAGGGTTTGACTCGGATATGTACATCACGGCTTTATGGTAAGCACAACCACCTTCTGTAACATAGTCTATTGCTGCTTCTCTTGCTCTTTCTTTTGTACCGTAAACACCAAAAGGTTTTTCAAGACCATCTTCCAAAACACTAAATAGATAAACATGTCGCGTTGTATTACCTTTAGTCATCATCATCACTCTCCAATTGTCCAGTTCCTAAGCACCATTCGCATACACTATACTCAGCATATGGCTCGTAGGTGTCACCATATCTCTCCCAGCGTTCATATTCTACCTTACCTTCGCCCTGACATTCTTGGCACTCTTCCATATTATACCTCCTTATCTTTAACGGGTGATCCTACCCAAGATTTTATGCTCATCCAATCAAACTTGTAATTGTCAGATATATGTTCAAAAGCAGCCCAGTACTCTGCCGCCTCTCTTGATGTTTCGCCCCATACCCACTTGCAGGGAATACCTGAGAGCCTGAAGCTATGTACCTCACCAGATGCAAACATCATCTCTACATCTACCGAGACTTCTATATTTGTGTACGACATAATCATTCTCTCCACTGTATGATTCGTTTGGCTTGCCATTCTTATGCTTCATTCCCTTGGTGGGGTCAAGCGTTAAATTATCTGCAGTAATCGCAATCTGATTTATCACACTTAATTTCCCCTGATGGGGTATCAGAGAGGTTTTCAATTACCTCAGCAAACCATTTGTCATCCTCATCCTTTTTATAATTCGTTGGCGGCAAGGTCTTATAAGCCTCTTCAAGTTCTGGTCTATACTCAAATTCGTCAACACAGTTTTTCAAATGTTTGAGAAACTCTTGCCATGTTTCCTCCCCTTGATCTGGTGCCCACTCTGCAAAAACACAAGTGTTTGAACCGTCATAAAACCAACCCTCTTTCATTGCTATATCTACCATCAACATGCCGTAGGTGTCTACCTCAAGTATCTTTGCCATCCGACGTTTGCCTAGTGCTTTTTTAATTGCGTTTGTGTAGGTCATAGTGAATCTCCATAGGTTAAAAGTTAACTTAGAATCACCTTACTAATTTCCACCGTGGGGGTCAACCCCTTAATTTCCACTGTACCCCCTAATTCCCTCGGTATTTCTACTGTGGGGGGTCTGGGCTGGTGTGACATTTTTATCACATTAAATATTACCAGTAAAAGTTACAGGTAAATATTATCTGTAAATATTATCTGTAAATATTATCAGTAAAAGTTACAGGTAAATATTATCTGTAAATATTATCTGTAAATATTATCAGTAAAAGTTACAGGTAAATATTACTAGTAAAAGTTACAGGTAAATATTATCAGTAAAAGTTACAGGTAAATATTACTAGTAAAAGTTACAGGTAAATATTACTAGTAAAAGTTACAGGTAAATATTATCTGTAAATATTATCAGTAAATATTATCAGTAAAAGTTACAGGTAAATATTACTAGTAAAAGTTACAGGTAAATATTATCAGTAAAAACCTCCTATAAACTGGCCGGTCGGAATCGAAGTGTGATATTTTTGCAACACTATTTCATGCGGAGTCCTTTGGTGTTTTTTGCGACCGATTCGGTAGAATCAGCCCGTGCGCCTATTGGCTAAGTATTTTAAATCAGATTTTTGGGCAGCTTGCAAGCGTATAATATGAAATCCTGGCGGTATGCACTCAACGCATGGCACCTATGCACTCAACGCATGGCTCCAGGTTTTGTGTTTTATTGTGTTTTAGGGCTTGTCGAATCGTTTTAAATACTGTTTATTGATTTTAGAAACACACACACAAAGGAAAAAAGACAATGACACTCTTAACCTGCCTTGCAATCGGACTTATCGCGGCCCTAGTAATCACTGCCTTTTGCTGGGCTTTGGCCGTTCACTTTTAATTCAACAACACAAACAAGGAGTCTTAAATATGGCCACCTACACAATCGCCACACGCGACACAATCGCACAACAATTTGTTCCAGTAAGTAAGTTTAGGCTTATGTCTTTATCCGACGCGCAAGTTGTCGCGCAGGAGCTTAGAGCCGCCGGTTATGATGCTGTCGCGTTTAATACACAAGCGGGAGTCTGATTATGTTACTATCAAAACAGTTATCAACAATAATGCAGCGCGACACTATCAAAGCGTTGAAAGACAATTTCAATTCACCCTTTTGGGTTGAGGTACGTAGACAAGCTAATATCAAGATCGACAACGCGACTAGGGCAGACGGTACTCTTGATTGGTCAAAATTGCCTAGTCTGTTATCAGTTAATCCCAAGGTCGAAAAAGGAATTGATTTCGATTATCTAACAAATATCTTTCACGGAGCGCCTAGTTTTGCTGCAGGTACAGGCTTAAAAGGTAGACTCTATAATTCTTGTGCTAGTGCATCACTAGGCTGCGGTTTAAATTGCCTTAATGAATCTGGACACGGTCAAAAGCACATGATGCAGGAAAATGTCCATAGTGTACACGTTGCAAGAGTCACTCGCACAATGCTATGGTTTCGGTTTAGAGATCAATTCAAGGTTAAAATGCAGCGTGAAATACGCGCTCTAGTACGTAAAGCTAAACGCATGAATCTTGTTCCTGTTGTGCGTCCTAATGGTACTACAGATTTTAATTTTGAGTCGCTATGGCAGGAATTGTTTACAACTAATACAGACGTGACATTCTATGATTATTCGAAAAACGCTAATAGGGACGTGTCGCAGATTCCTAATTATTCTTTATCTTTTAGTGTTAGCGAAACCAATCTAGACACGGCAAAAGCTGAATTGCAGCGCGGTCTTAACGTTGTTATGGTTTTACGCTTGAAACGCAATCAACGCAAGCCTGACACGGTTTTAGGCTATCCCACTATAGACGGCGATATACACGACCTTAGATTCTTAGATGACAACACAAAACCACACGTTGTTTGCCTATTTGCTAAGGGACACGCCTATAATGATAAGACAGGTTTTGTCTATGATTTGAACACGGTCAATGCGACCTATAACAACAACGCTAAACAATTGGAGTCGGTGTAATGACCATGAAACCATCATTTAAAGAGAGACTAGCCCAAAGACAGGAATACTTAGACGCTTTAAAAAGCAAGGGGGACATGTACGCTCTGGGATTCTTGGAATCATCTTTTCTATATCATATGGGTGACAATGGACTCGAGCCATTGAATCCGGCTCAATTGGAAACGCTAGCTGAATGGAAAGAGACAACACAATGAAAAGGTTTGAATATATGCAAAGGCAATATTTTGCGCTTGGTAACGATGGTTTCCTGTACGCGCTGGGTGATTGTGGTGATTTTGAGTCCGCTGATATTATAGCCGAGGATATGGGTCTGGACGCTTTGTGGATTCTTGACTATTCAACAGCAAGGCAATTCCAAAGCGTTATTAATAGCAAGATAGGGGAAGCACAATGATCGAATATATAGCGATATTATGCGACGAACTAGGCGAAGAATTCAGCGTTACTGTTAGCGTTCCCGACCTAGTGGAAAACGTGACGGAATATGTGCGCGAGCAATACCCTGAGTCTTCTATTGTTTATATTATGCCCAAAGGATTCTGATTATGAAAACAGTTACTTACGAACTGCCAGATTTTTGGGCTACCGCGTTGTTCTATGACGATACATCTGGTTTTGAATATGAGGATGAAAAGCCTTTTCAAGAGTTTTGCGAATATATGGTACAGGAACACGGAACCTCTGAGCCGGTGGATATGGATGAAGAAGCAAGCTTTATGAAGTACCATGACGCTCAGCGCTTTGGTGTACTGGCTTGCAATGTCCATAAGTACACTTTCATTGAAAACAATGGCAACCCAAACACAAGCGCAACGTTACACTTGCCCACACAATAAAAGGGTAAAGATATGAAACGCTATAAAGCAATACTAAAACGCACAGGCTTGGCTCTAGTCTGGCTTGCTAACGTTGCAACTATCTTAGGCTGGACATATCTTGCGGTGTATCACTGGCCCTAATAATAGCGTCATACAATGCAGAGTCAGCGTCTTAGGTATACCTAGGGCGCTTTTTCTTTTGTGTTGTCCTACGGCTCTAATATCGAGCGTGACAGCATGGGGTATTATGACACCACAACAAAGACTTGGCTATATATTGGTCTGTTATTCTTACCAATTAAATGAACAAGCGTTCAATTAAAGGATTGCCTATGTCATTGCCGATTCGCTGTCCACGCGCAAGAAATTACTTTTGTCAATGATTCTTTTGTGTTTCGTATCAATTACTTGTGTCAATAGCTTAAAGTGTTGCAATTATGTCACACCAGGGGTGATTCGTTATTCTTACGGGGGTAGTCAATATGTCCTTTAGTATGGGACCCTATACTTTATGGGGTATAAATTTGAGCGGCGTGGTTATCCACCCATATCTATAACATAAAAAAATTACTTTGGGCCATGTCTACAAAACAAGAAATTTACTTTACACAACTTAGGATAAAACAAGTACTCTCCCTAAAGTAGCAAGTGTGGTAAATATGTCACACAACAGAAAAAATAAATAAAAAAGATTCGTGTGTTATCAACGACATAAAAAATAGTTTGACAACGATTGTTATAAACACGAAAAAATGTTGCTATATAGTAGTAGACAACCTACTAAAGTATAGCAGATGTAACTACAACGGTAAAGAGACTATATAGTATAATACTATTATGGTTATTACTATTATAGTTTATAGACAACAGCTATACATTAGTAGTTACATGAGTACTAGGTATCAACTATATTCTTGTTTTAAAGTCTTCTCCCTTAGTCAACCATGATGAACACTGACAAGTTAGAATTACAGGATGAGATCATGCCGATGATTGAGGGAGTTTATAGTAGCACTCGCTACGCTTGTGAAACGATACTTATTGTTGTTGTATTATTATTTGTGATGTATTAATCATCATGTACGGAACTGAAGGATGCTCAGAGTTCATGGCAGAGAAACTACCATATAGTGCTATTATAGGTAAGCATGTCCGTAAGGGCATCAGTAGTGGTGTGTCAGTTAAAGATATTATGGCCTCTATACAGAAATATTCTCATGCTCCTAGTTCCACAGCTACTTTCTATAAGTTGTATGGTGGGGACATAGCGGAGGTGAAGTTCGATACTACATCAGCTATTGGTAATGTTGTCGTTGAGCAAGCGTTAGCTGGTGATTTTAAAGCTGCTGAGTTGTACTTAAGAAGTAAGGGGGGTTGGTCTCCTACTAACACTGTTGAGGAACGGGAAGTTGGTAGTGAAGAAGAGCAAGACCGCTCCGCTGTAGAAGAGATTATGACCCGACTAG